AAGGGGTCATGAGGTGTGGAACCTGGAGTAATGGGGATGTGTGGTTGAAATGGTTTAAGGAAGGTTGGAGAAGGTTGGGGAATAATCACAGAATTTAAGGGTTGATTAAAAAAGTGGAAAAAATTTCGGCCGTGAAACCTGAAATGGGTTTTCGGCCGTTTTTGTTTAAATTAACGCAAGGTATGACACTCACTTCGCATGCTTTTACATTCGCTGCCGGCAGGAGGTGCACATCTTCTCCTCTATTTCGTTTTGGTGGCCGCATTCCGGGCAGGACTTGTATAGCATTTTAGCGGCTACGGGCGCGTCTGCGGCTGGTTTGTTGTGGTTTGCGGCAGAGGGGGTGAGGAGTTTAACCAAGGACTCCAGGCGCTTATTGGCGGCGATTATCTCGTTTCGGATACGGAAGACCCAGAAGGGGATAAAAATAGACATAATCGCCGCTATAATCAAGAATACAGCGAGGAAGACACCAAAACCAGCGCCCATTGCCGGTCCAGTATTTGCACCAAACATTTAGACCTCCATTGTATCTTTTTCGTGTCGCGACTGTTCGGGTTTAGCGCGACAAGGACGCGACACGGGTTGCTTTAATATCGCATTTTTGTTTTTTGCGATTTATCGAGTAGTTAATTCTAAAAAAAGCTATTTAAGCAAAACTGCAAGTGCGACACGGTTTTGGTCTTAAAAACTGACCCAGATCACACTGCCTTTTTGACCGATGACGGTTCCCCTGGGCACTGAGTTTCGCAGGTCTTTTTTTCCTCCAGGGCGGCCAGCCTTTTTTCCACTTCTGAGAGCTTCTTCTTTTGCTCGATCATATCCCTTTCCTGCTGGATGGCAAAGTCAAAATAACGGATATTTCGCTCCAGGGCGTCAAAGGCTACCGCGTTGCCCGACTTCAACACCCGCCTAGCCCCCTCGATCAGATCGGCGATCTCCGGATCCGGTTCAGGAGCGGCCTCTTTTTCCTCACCATATATATATATAGGTCCCTTCCCAGTCAGAAGCCAGTTTATTGACACCTTGTAATGTTCGAGAATGCGAATGAGATGATCAGGATGGGGCGCTCTACCTTTCAAGTAGCCATGGAATGTGCTTGCCGGAATGCCCGCCTTCTCCGCGAATTTAGTTAACTTCCCGTCCGCAAGCTCATTTATCAATAATTGCAGTCTCCCGATCAAAATACGACCTTTCGAATTTTTTCTTTGACAATATTCGACAGCTCGAATAAAACAAAGATAGTAAACACTACACGGCTTATTAAGAGGGTACACGACCGGGCGGATTTGTTCAATGTCCGGGCGTGAAAAAGTTTGGACGATGGAGGGTGGTGATGGCGGACGGTGAAAATGGCAAGGATAAGCGCGACCTGTGGATCTTGGTCGCTGTCCTTCTGGCATTCACTCTTTTTTATCTAACTCCGCTTTGTATTTATCGAGGAGCGCTGCCTGTTCTCGGAGCAGCGTGGATACTTGCGATAATTGCGCTTGTTGCTGTTTGGATGTGTCCATCAGCAAGGAGGCCTGAATAAGGCGCTCGCACAGGTTGTACATCACCACCTCAATAAAACATACCGAAAGGTAAAACTCGAAAAGCATGAACTTATCACGGAAGGCGAACGCGGTAGCAAGGAAGCCAAAATTGGCGACCAGGGTGCACGTAACCGCCGTGATCGGCGACTTGATTTTTGCCAGCGCAGAAAAGTCTTTTAGCATTGTTCTTCCCTCCTTGTGTGAAATGGGACCCTCCTTGCCCAGAGTAGCACGAGGGGGGATTTTTGTCAGGAGCTGAGATGGTCAATCAGTTGAAACTGTTTGCGGCGCCGTCGCTGAACGTCTTGCGGACCGTCAAAGAGGCCATGGCCACGGCGGTCAAGGAGTGCGGGATGTCGCGCGCCGAGTTGTGCGACGCGATAAACGAGCTGGCGGACCGATACGGGGTCTGCCTGGTGGGCGGGCGCGGGCAGCGGCTCACCTTGCCGACGCTGGAGAAGTGGTTGAACCCGGAAGATCGCGAGCACCTGCCGAGCATCAAGGCGCTGCCGGTCTTCTGCGCGGTCACCGGAGACAGCGGGCCGATGCGGGCGATGATCGAGCCGCTGGGCTGGCAGATCATCGGCGACCGGGAGGCCAGGCTGTTGACCTGGGCGCAGCATTATCACGAGGGGAAGAGCCTCCGTGAAAAAATGAGGAAGATCGAGGCGGAATTATGAAAAAGCGAAACGTCACGCAGATCAAGATATGGATGCTCCGGAGGGGCTTGCGGGAGAAGGACATTGTCGCGGCCACGGGCGAGGATCAGCGCTACGTCAACAATACACTACTTGGGCGCAAGCATAACAGGGTGGTACTGCAGTACCTGAAGGACCGCGGCTGCCCTGAGCGCTATCTGGCCTTGCCTGCGGACATGCAGACAGCGGCATAACTAAAAAAACTAAACAAGGGGGGATCGGTGATGGGGCGTTTAGAGGTGGTGGGCGAGCTGGATGCGGAGCTGTCAACGCGTGAAGAGCAGCGGCTGGCCGAGCTGGAGCAGATCATCCAGGATAACTTTCGCGGGTTTGTGGCGGTGGGGCAGGCCCTGGCCGAGATCAGGGATACCAGGCTGTATCGCGTGGATTATCCGACATTTGAGGATTATTGCTTCAGCCTATACGATGTATCGCGCCCCCGAGCTTACCAGCTCATCGACTCCGCCAAGGTCATCGACAATTTGTCTACAATTGTAGACAAAAGCGAAACCGAAGTGCTCATCGACATTCTTCCAAAAAACGAAGCCCAGGCCCGCGAACTGGCCCGACTGCAGCCGGAAGAACAAGTCAAGGTATGGTCGAACCTGCTGATGGAGGCCAGGGCACAGGGCAATGAAAAGGGCAAGCCCGTATCAGTCACGGCCAAGGCGGTCAAGAAGGCGGTCCTCGGATTCAAGGGGGAGAAGTTGGAGGTGGCCATCAAGCAGGCTGTGCGCGAGCCCGGAGAGCACCGCACCGACTTCGAATCCCTCGAGTTCAACGCGGCCTTTCAGGCCTTTATGACCCAGATCAGCATCGAGCATCGGGCAAACTGGCGACACACCTCGCGCAAGTCCTGCCATAAAGCATTGCTCACGGTCACCGAGTATGTGGCCGAGGCCGGCGCTGAAGCGCTGGAGCCCGGCTGCGCCATGGATTTGTCCGACCGGGAGAAGCTCTCCCGCGCGGGCTTTAAGATTTTCCGGGTAAATGCCAGGGCGCTGCTGATCGAGATGTGGGTCCGCAACGATCAGTGGGCCGTGCACACGGAGTTTGAGAGCCCGGCGGAGCTGAATGAGGCGTTCAAGCAGATGATGCTGGACCATACCAACCTGCGGGGGTAGGCCATGGAACGGGTCAGCGCCATCGAGATTGCCGAGGCATTGGGGGTACATGTGCGCTCAGTGCAGCGCCGCGCCACCAGCGAGCACTGGCTGTTTCTCATCGACACCGACAAGGGCGGGCAGTCCAGGGTCTTCAACCTGCGCTACCTGCCGGAGGATGTCCGGATCCAGGTCGCGCGGTATCGGGTCGCCGGCGGGCAGATGATCGTCTCTCCCGCTATTGCCGATGCTGTCGAGAAGGCCCGGGCGAGCAAGCAGAACCAGGCAGAGCAGGCCGAGGTCGAGCGGATCAGGCGTGAGCGGCAGCATGCCGAGTTTGCCCAGCTCCTGGCCGAGAAGCAGGACGTGGCTTACGGCCGGCGCGATGTGCTGCGGGCCTGCGACAGCTACCTTAAGGCGGCGGCAGCAGACCGGAAGAAAGATGGGATCGCTGAGTTCTGCGCCCTCTATAATAATGGAGAGATCAGGCTGCCGGCGGCGGTGCGCGGGCATGTGCCTGCCGTTTCCGTCTCCACCGTCCTGCGGTGGCAGCGTGATTTCCGGGCTTCGGGGCTGCTGGGCCTGGTCAACGGCTACCATAACCCGAAGCAAGGGTCCACCAGCCTGAGCAAAGAGCAGCAGGATCTAGCCATCGCCCTCCTGGTCAGCCGGCCGCACTGCAAAATCAACACCATCGAGCAAGGCATGCAGGCCCGGTTTAACGGACAGACTCCTCATTGCAGCGCGATTCGCAGGTTTGTCAACCGCTGGAAGATCGAGCATGCGAGCCTATTCCTGTACCGGACCAACCAGGACGCCTGGCGCGACCAGCATATGCTGGCATTCGGCGACGCATCTGAGCAGATCGAGCGGGTCAACCAGCGCTGGGAGTTCGACTCGACGCCGGCTGACGTGATGCTGGTGGACGGGCGGCACTGCGTGATCGGGGTGATCGATGTCTGCTCCAGACGCTTCAAACTGCTGGTGTCTAAGACCTCGAAGTCAACAGCGGTCGCCGCCCTCACCCGCCGTGCCATTCTGGATTGGGGCGTGCCCGAGGAGGTCAAGACCGACAACGGCTCGGACTACGTTTCTGATCACCTGGTCGGCATTTTCGACGCGCTGCGCATCGAGCAGCTCCTCTGCCCGCCGTTCACTCCGGACGCAAAACCGCACATAGAGCGGGCGTTCAAAACATTCTCACACGGGATTGTCGAGCTGCTGCCCGGCTATATCGGGCATAACGTCACGGACCGCAAGGATATCGAGGCCCGCCGCTCCTTTGCCGAGCGGTTGACGAGGAAACGTGAACCGGGCGTGGAGATTGACCCGGTCGAGGTCAGGATGACCGCCGAGGAGCTCCAGGTCCTCTGTGACCGCTGGGTCGAGGCGATGTATCACCAGAACAAGCACCGAGGCCTGGATAACAGGACCCCGGCCGAGATGGTCAGGATCTGGCAGGGCACGGAGCGGCGGATCAGCGACGAGCGCGCCCTGGATGTGCTCATGGCCGAGGCCCCGCGCAGGACCTGCACGGTAAACAAGAAGGGAATCAAGGTCAATCACCGGTATTACATCTCCGATGCGCTGGCATCGCTTGACCTGTCACGGATGAAGGTCCGGGTGAAGCTCGACCCGACGGACTTCGGCACCATCTATGTGTTCGCCGAGTCGGGCAAATTTCTGTGCACGGCTATTGACCCGCTGCGGCTGGGCCACAACCGGGCTGAGATCGCGGCGAAGTCGAAGGCCATTCAGAAGCAGATCATGCGCGAGGGCAGCAAGGAGCTGAAAAAGCTGGCCAAGGTGCAGGCTGTCGAGCGCATAGATATGGAGATCCTGGAGCACCGCGAGGCGCAGATCGCCAATATCATCGAGATGCCGAAGAGGTCAGAGGAATACACCACGCCGGCGCTTACCGAAGCAGCCAGGGCGGTGGCGGCAATTGATACAGAGCGGCGCGGGCAGCGGGAAATGGACGAGATCATCCAGGACAGCATGATCCACGCCCCCGAGGAGGTGGTCAGCCTGGCCCGGCGGCAGCCCGAGGAAAAGGTGGTGCTGATCTTCACCGACTCGCAGCGCTACGACCAGATCAAGGACACGGCCAAGGCGCGGGGTTACATCACCCGCGATAACTGGGAGTGGCTGGACGAATACTACGAATCAGTTACCGGCCGGATGTATTACAAGCTGGAAGGCGACCTGCGGCGGCGCTGGCCCATGCAGGGCACCGGCCAGGTTGAGGCATGATGGGGAGCGATCGCGAGCGATGCGGTTCGCCGGGCTCATCGCATCCTACGGGAATAGCCACGGTTTGAAAAAGGTGAGGCCCGGTGGTGGAACACCGGGCCTCGAACGTCGAATCATCAGGTAAGGAGAATATACAGGATGAAGAAGGATTTTGCAATAACCCGCAACGTGCAGGAGTTCATGCGGGGGATGGATGTTGTCTCGACTCCGGTCAAGGGGCGGATCGGCATGGGCCTGGTCTTCGGCGAGCCCGGTACCGGCAAGACCGAGATGGCCCAGAAATACGCGGCAGACAACGACTTCCCCTATATCCGCGCAACCGACATCATGTCGCGGCGCTCGCTTTTGTCGCGCATCGTCGCGGAGCTGGGCGAGCAGCCGGCCTACAAGGCTGACGATCTGTTCAACCAGGCCGTGGACATGCTCATAGACCACCCCCGCACCCTTATCATAGATGAAGTTGATTACCTCTGCCGGGGCGGAATGGTGGAGGTGTTAAGGGACATCAACGATATCACCAACGCGCCGGTGGTCATGGTCGGCATGCACCAGCTCGACCAGAAGCTGAAGCGGTTCAAGCACCTGTACGACCGCTTTTCC